CCTCTGGCGAGGATGGCGTCGCGCTGCTGCGGGTCGCGCAGGGCGGCCTCGATCTTGTAGCGCTCGGCGCGGCTCTGCTCCCACGGCATCTGCTCGCCGCGCGCCTGGCGGTGCGCCCAGGCTTCGAGCTGCTGCCGCCGCTGCGGTTCCAGAGCCTCCAGCATGGAGCGCGGAACGGCTCCAAGCCCCGAGTCGCTGTCTTTGGCCAGCTTGTAGGCCTTGGTGAAAAGATTGTCCTGCTGCTGCTCCCTGGCCCGCTCGCGGATGCCGATGGCGTCCTTGGCGCGGTTCTCGACGGCGTCGCGGATCTTCTGGTTCTTCATCGCCGCGACTACCCACTCGGGAGCCCTTGCCGGACCATTCTCGGGCTGGCCGAGGTATTTGGCTGACGCATCGCGGCGGCTGATGACGGCCGGGTCGTCGCTTCCCTGGAGTCTGGCGATCTCGTCCTGCACGTCCCGCGCTTCGCTGGGGATCTCGCCCAGCAGCAGCCGCTGCATGCCGGCGAGGTCCATGCCGCCGCGGATGACGTACTGATCCACGATGCGCTGCGCCGTCCCCTGGGTGGTGGCGGCGTCGAGCAGCTTGGCAGCCTGGGCCTTGGCTGCTGGGCTCATTGCCCCCTGGTAGCGCTCGAATACCTGCATTGCGCCGAGGTCATTGTCGGCGTCCACCTGGGCGCTGATGTTGCCGAGGATGCCGCGGTCGATGAGGTCTTGCCGCTCGATGGCGACCTGCTCGGGCGGAAGGCCAAAGCGTTTGGCGTGCGCCTTGTGGTCGGCATCAAAGTCGACTAGCTGCTGGTCGATGAGGCTGGCGTCTGTGCCGGCGCCCTGCATGCGCTGCACGGTCAGAGCACCGCGAGACCGCATCGCGTCCTGGTCGTACCGCAGCGCCTCTGATAGAATGTGGCGGTTGCCGGCGTCCTCGAAGGCGACGGCGCGGGCGGCGGCTCGGGCACGGAAGGCGGCACGCTGGTCGGGGTTGGACAGGCTGGCCATCAGCTCGGCCTGCCGCTTCTTCCGGTTGGCGGCGATGGTCTCGAAGGCGGCGCCGGCGTCCTTGCCCCTCTTCTCTGAGAGTTCGCGGCGCGCGGCGTCGTCCTCGGCGGCGTCCTGCGTGTCGATGTCCAGCACGCGCGCTTCGTTGATGTTCTTCCGCACGTCGGCGTAAATGCGATTGGCGTCGCCGGCGATGTCGACGATTCCCTTGGCCAGGCCGGCGCCGAAGTCCTCGGGCGAGGTGCGGACGCCCAGGCGGGTGTCCGGGGCAGGGCCCAGGGCGGTGCGGGCAGGGTCGAGGGTAGGGACGATGATGGCCATGGATTATCCGCCTCGGTATTCCTGGCGGGCCATCATGCCAGCCTGTCCGAGTCCAGAAAGCCCGGTTCCGGCGGCCGACAGCACGCCACCCTGCGCGCCGATCCTGCCGGCCAGGCGGGTGCTGCTGGCGCGGGCCTTGAGCCCGAGGCTGGCGCGCACGGCGTCTGCCATGATGCGGTTCTGCTCCGTGGCGAGCTGCCTATTGGTGTCGTCGGCGATGGCCTGCGCGGTGCCGCTGTTGAGGCTGACGCCCTGGCCTGCCCATGCGGCGCGCTGGGCGCCGGATACCAGCCGGCCCCTTGCCTGGGCATCGGCGGCTGCGGCCACGCCCTGGTCGATGGCATCGCGCGCCTGCGCGTTGAGCTGGGTCGCGTCGTACTCGGCGAGCGCACGGTTGGCATAGGCCGACCGGAGCTGGCTGTAGGCGCCAAGCCCGGTTCCGATCAGGGAGAGGCCGGCAAGTCCGTATCCGATCATGCGCCACCTCCAAGGTCCACGCCAGGCGCGACGGCCAGGACCGACAGGGGCAGCGGGTCACGCTGCTGGATGACGAGGCGACCGCCGCTGGTGTGCATGGCCGACACGGGGATCTCGACGGTGCCGGTGAAGAGTCCGGGGGCCTGGCCGGGGATCTCGCTGTCGCGCATCTTCCACTCGCGCATGTGGTCCTCGTCGGGACCGGCCCACAGGCCGCGGCTGGATTCGACAAGCAGCACGGCGCGGTTGACGCGCTTTTTGCGCTCCAGCAGGCTGCCGCCCTCGGCCTGCTCGATGTCCAGGGTCTCGATGTCGGCCTCGATGGGCAGGCCGACCGTCACCACGGCGGCGTCGTGCGCGAGGGGGACGGCGCCGGCGGTAACGGTCTGCGGCGGCTGCACGCCACCATCGGCGAGGATGGCGACCTCGCGCCCTTCGAGGTGGTCCAGCCCTGCGATCTCGTCGACGCAGCGGTCCCAGTCGGTGGTCGCCTGGTTGCGCAGCTCGGTGGGCACGGTCTTGACGGCGGCCACGGTCATGGCGGTGGTGCTGGTGTAGGCGGTCACCTCCACGTCGATGGTCTGACCAAGGCGGCGCAGGCGGTAGGTGTTGCCGACCTCGCCGGACGAGAAGATGGCGGTGGACGCGGTCAGGGTCAGGGGCTCGCCGTAGGACCAGGTGGTGCCGCCGCTCAGGGTCAGGGTGGTGGCGCTGGTGTTGCGCCCGTCGTACTGGAGGCCGGCATCGACGAACCAGGCATCGGTGACCAGGTTGTCCATCTGCCGCGACTGCATGCGCTCGACGTAGCGCACCGTCGCCCCGTCCACGGTGCGCTTGACCAGCAGGTAGACCACGTCCTCGCCGCCCTCGGGGACGACTGCCACGTCCTCGATGATGTCGCCGGCTCCCGTGTCGTGGCGGTGCCAGCCCCACACCTGCTGGTCGCGCAGGTAGGTCAGACCCAACAGCACGCCATCGGAGCGGACGACCCACACCACAGAATGGGGCACGGCGGCGAAGGCCATGGCCACGATGCTGTAGCTGTCGAACAGGTGGCCGGCGAACAGGGTCAGGTCGCCGCCAGTGTACCCGTCGCGGCTGGAGTCAAAGTTGAGGTCGCGGATGGTGGTGCCGCGCGCCTGGACGTAGAGCACGCTGTCGCCGACGATCACGGGCGGCGGGGTGGCTGCGGCGCCAGTGTGCTCTTCCTGCTTGGGATTGATCGCGGAGGGCCGCAGCGTGCCGGCCTGGTCGCCCTGGATCGTCCAGGCGCCGGTGCTGGTGAGCATGACCAGCGTGCGCACCTCGACCAGGTGCCGCACCTCGGAGACGCGCCGGCCGCTCAGGGTGAAGTCGATGGCGTCGTCGTCTTGGACCGGCGATGAGGTGGTGAAGTTGTCGGACATGCCGACGCGCGACAACCAGGTGCGGTTGGTGTCGTTGTCGGTGGACGCGAACGCTGACCGCTGCTGGTAGGCGCCGACCACGCCGGGGTAGTCGCCAGCCACCCGGAACGGGTTTATCAAGTTGGGCGGCGTGTAGGCCGTTGCCGCGGCGATGTTCAGGTCGATGAAGCTGGTTTCTTTCGCCGTGCCGATGTAGCCGAAAACGCCGTTGACCGCCTTGTAAACGTTGTAACTGATCGCCCCAGCCACAGCGGTCCAGCTCACGGTATTGCCGCTGCTGGTGGTGATGGCCACTCCGGTGAAGCGGACGCTGGTGCGGTAGGCGCTGCCGCCGCTGGCGTAGGCGGTATGGGTGGTGCTGTTCTCGTCCACCAGCTCGAAGGTGTTGGTTGCGACGTTGGCGATGGTGAAGGCCCGGCCGTTGAGCTGGGTCATGCCGACGATGCCGTCGATCCAGACCTCGTCCCCGTTGCTGTAGCCGTGGGCGGTGGCGGTGATGACGCAGGGGTTGGCCTGGGTGGCGCCGGTGATGGTCTTGGCCGTCTGGGTTGCCGGCAGGCTTTCCTCGCTGTCGGCCGATACGGCGGTCACCTGGTAGCGGTACTGGACGGAGCCGGCACCGGCCGGTGTCGCGGTCAGGGCGGTGGGGCGCCCCTGGTCGGGGATGAAGGTCAGGGTCGACAGGGTCCAGCCGGTGTCGGAGGTGCGCACCAGCTCGCGCGGGGCATAGGACCGATGCGCAATCCGCATGCGGTCGCCGTCTTGAGCCACCTGCAGGCCGCGGAGGTCGGCCGCTGCGTAGGGGGTGGCCAGCGTATAGGGCACGCCTGGCGATGACTCGACCGTGACGCCGTTCTTGACCACACGCATGGTCAGGTCGCCGAACACCAGCAGGTAGGCGGTGGTGTCGCCGCTGACGAAGTCGATCAGCCGGTGAGCGTCGGCGCTGTCGTCCACCTCGTCGATCCAGCGGGTGCCGGGGCGGTTGGTCACGCCACCGAAGCGCTGGACCAGGAAGTTGCGGCAGCGGGCGAGGCCGGTCTGGACCTTGGCCTGGTCCACCCGCCCCCATACGGCGGGGGTGACTTCGCCGCCGGCGAGGCTGCGCTGGACGACCAGGGGCATGCGTCAGGTCTCCACGGGCGGGATGGTGGTCCCGGCCGTCTCGGTGCGGGTCTCGCCAGGGGACAGGTAGCTCGATGGCTTGGCGCGGCCGGCGTTTCCGTCGTTGGCGCTGGCGCGCAGGATGGCCGCCTGGTACTGCCGCCGGCAATCCTCGGCGCGGCCGGCGTCGCGGGCGAGCACCAGGGCGAGGTCGGCGCCCATGCGCCAGGCGAGGGCGTCGGCGGCGTGGGTGCTCCACAGGCCCAGGTTGGTCACCTGCTCGGTGTAGACGAGTACCGCGTCCTCGACATCGGTGTAAATGAGTTCGCCGCTGTCGTCGCCGGCCAGGGCCCAGGGAATGCGGATCTGCTCGGGCTCAAGGTAGAGGGCGCGGCGGCAGGTGGACGGAGCGCGGTAGGAATAGCCCCAGGTCGGGGTCGGATCCTCGGCGACCAGGGCCAGGGCGACGGTGCGGCGAGCAAAGGACCAGTCGGCATCGCCGAGCACCAGGTCGCGCAGGATCGGCAGCAGGGCGTTGCACTGCACCGCCGGCTCGCTGGCCTCGGTCAGGCTGGCAATGGGCACGCCCTGCCCGATACGGGACAGGGCGAGGTTGCAGATGTCGATTGCGCTGGCCACGGATCAGGCTCCTGGGCGGCGGTCGCCGCGGTGAAGCCAGCGGCCGTCAGATGACCGACTTGCCGCCGGTCTTGATGGGTGCGGGCTGGGTCGGCTGGACCGGCTCGGCGGCCGGCGCATCCGGCAGTCGCTCCAGCCAGCGGTTGGCCAGCAGGTGCTCGGGCACCTCGAACACGTCGCCAACCTGGTACTCGTGCGGGTGCCCGGTCTTGCGCAGGTCCAGGTAGCCCCTGGTGCGCGCACGCACGCGCACCAGTTTGACGGGCTCGGGCTGCTTCGCGTCGGCCATGGCTTAGATGGCGTCGGCGTAGGTCGGGGCGATCTGCGGCGCGTCGGTGATGAAGGCCGAGAAGGCGCCGGCGGTCAGCGGGCCGGTGGCGACCGTGTAGCGGACGCCCATGTAGCGCTCGAAGTTCTTGAGGCCGGCCGGGACCGGGATGACGAGCTGGTAGCCGGCGACCAGGGTGGCCTTGCCGATGGCCGCGCTGGTGGCGTGGACGGTCGGGCTGGTGGCCAGGTCGGTGGTGCTGTCCGATTCCAGCGAGAAGGTCACCGTGGCGGCGCCGACGGCGGCCGTCGTGGTGTCGCACTGGATGACCAGGAAGAGCTGGCGGCCGTTGCCCACGTCGCGCAGGGTGTTGTTGGTCACCGGGCCCAGGTCGATGATGTCGGTGCTGACCGCGGTGGCGGTCACGGCCTGGCTGTCGGAGACTTCGAGGCGGTCGTCGATGATCATGGCGTTGCCTTGTGGATTTAGAGGAGTTGAAGGATCAGGGGACCGCGGACTCGGAGTTGACGAGCTGGTCGCAGCGACGGACGGGGATGTCGTCCATCGAGAGCACCTTCTTGCCAGCGACCTCGTCCATGGTCAGGGTGCCAGCGGCGACCTTGTTGGCGACCTGGCGGCGCAGGAAGCTGCGGATGGTGCGGTTGCAGTAGAAGGCCTTGCGGCCCATGCTGGCGGTCTCGGGCAGCAGCTCGATGGCCTGGGTCATCAGGTCGATGAGGTCGGCGCCGGTGGCCGCGTTCTTGGTCAGGGCGGTGACGTCGATGTTCGAGATGCGGACGATGCAGCGCCAGTCGCGCACCGACAGGCCCATGTCCCACTTGTAGTGCGAACGGTAGGCCTGGAACGGGTTGTTGCTGGCGTCGTAGACGGTCTGCTCGCCGAGGTCGCGCATCGTCAGACCGGCCTTGCTGCCCTTGGGGTACAGCAGGGTGGTCATGGTCGGGTGCCAGGTGACGAGCCAGATGCTGGTCAGGTTGGCGGCGCCGCCGGCCTTGATGACGTTGTCGGCGCTCTCGGCGGTGGCGGTGGAGCTGGACGCGAAGCGCGGGGCCAGGCCCATGAAGCGCTCGGGGTTGACCGTGGTGTCGCCGTAGAACAGCGTGCCGGCGACGCCCTGGTTCATGCCCTCGATGAAGGGGGCTTCCTCGGTCAGGCGCCAGGCCGCGCTGCCGCCGTTCTGGTCGGCGAGGGCCTTGTCGATGGTGGCGTAGTTCTCATGCATGCCGCAGGCGTCGCGCACCTGGGCGGTGGTGCTCTTCTTCTCGGGCACGCCACCGTAGAGCTTGCGCCAGGTGCCGAGCGGCAGGCCGGTGCGCACGGTGGTCTTGTGACCGCTGCCGTCGTTGCACTCGACGACCGTGGCATCATCGAGGATGCCGTTGGTCTGCGCCAGCATCTCGATGATCTGGCGGTCGAGGCTGCCGTCCGGGGCGATCCGGTTGGCCACATCGAGGATGGTGGGGTTGGCGCTGGAGAGGGTGGCCATTGGGTGGTCCTGTGATCAGGTCAGGGGTTTGGCATCGAGGGGTAGAGCTTGGCGGCGCTGGCCGGGGCGGTGCCGCCGGCCTTGCCGCCCATCCCGTCCTCGCCGAGCAGTCCGCCGAGTTGGGCGAACAATTTGATGAAGCCGGGGTGGTTCTGGAAGCCGCCCTCGGTGATGAGGGCCTGCACGTCCTTGGGCGCCGCGGCGAATCCGCGTTTGGCGGCGGTGACCGTGGCGGCGAGCTTGGGGCCGCCGACTTCGGGGTCGCCGGCGAGTTCCTTCTGCCAGGCGGCGTCCTGGTCGGCCATCTGCTTCGCCTCGGCGGCGCGCTGGGCGGCGATGGCGTTGGAGTTCTCGATCAGCAGGGCCTGGGCGTGGGCGGGCGACAGGCCGAGCTTCTTGGCCATCTCGGTCGCCTGCTTCACGGTGTCGGCGTTGAGCGGCGAGCCATCGGGCAGCTTGAGGTCGTAGACGATGGGCGCATCGGCCTTGGCCGGCGCGGCGTCATTCTTGGCCGGGGTGGCCTGCGGCTGCTGCGACTGAGGCTGCGACAGGACGCCGGCATCCGCCTGGGCGGCGGGGGCGGTCTCGGTCTTGGCGGCAGCGGCGGCGGCGTCAGGCATTGGGCTGTGTCTCGCTGTGGGTTCTGCTCTGGTGCTGATGGGCGAGCATGGAGGCGAGGCTGGCCGGTGCGTGGTCATTCAGCGCAGCGATCAGCTCCAGCGTTGCAGCTCGTCTGCCCTCGGCGTAGGCGCTGGCGTGGGTCTGCTCGCCGCGGAAGGTCGAGGCATAGATGCCGCCGCTGGACAACAATTCCCACATGACTCGCTGGCCTTCCGGCGTTCCGGCGACCATGCGTAAATCAGCGGCGAGTTGGGGAGTGTCGAACATCAGCGGTTTCTCCTGCGCCGGCAGCGGATGATCCACTCGGCTGGAGTAAGCGGCGGCGGGGCTGGGCCGTCGCCACCGATCCAACCGCCGAGCCAGATGCCGTGCCAGCTGCCGTCCCAGCTCATGGCGACCCGTCCCTGGTGGTGATCGTGCGGGTGCCGCCGCTTCTGGTGCCAGCCACGCGGGTCTTGCCGCCGTCCATGCTCTGGAACGAAGCGTTGCCGTCGAGGTTCGCCGCATTCCCGGCTGCGACCGCAGCGGATATGCGCAGCATGCCGGCCCCGCTCTCGGAACCTTCGATGATCTCGTCCCAGACGAAGTGGTTTTCTTTCTTGGTGAGCGCACCGCCAAGCCCGCCGTTCGACTCATCGAACAGGGTGCCGACGCCTTCCAGGTAGTATTCGCCTCCCGTGCAGCCTCCCAGGAACGTGATTTCTCCACCCTTGAAGTTGAACTCGGCCAGACATCCGGTGACCATGTTGTCCACCTGCGCCCAGCCAGAAGTGACATCGACCGACAGTGTGGTGCCTGCCGTGCTCTGCATGTTGAACACGGTGAAGTCGCCTTCGATGACGGTATCCGATGACGAGAACCAGCCGCCAGGTGCGATGCTGGTCGTGCCGTCAATCTGGCACCCACGCGCCACGCCTTGCAGGTTCGTGATCGACTGGAGGTAGCAGCCATCAAACTGCACGCGGGCGATGGACGACTGCCAACCAGACCCACCGATGGCGGTCGTGTTCAGCGTCCCCTCCAGCACAAGGTCATGGAAGTGGACGGTGTCGAGCAGCAGACCGCCGAGGTTGAGTTTGCAGAACAGGAGCGGACCCCAGCCCTTGAACTCAAAGTTGTCGATCAACCCTTCCTCGTCCTCGTCCAGCACATACGACCCGCGCAGGTAGATGGTCTTGAGACTGTATTTGTTGCAGAGGTAAATTGCGGAGTCGAGCGAGAACACCGGGGACGTAGCGGTGCCTGACGGGTAGGAAACGCCATCCGTACCCCAGGGAGCAACGTAGATCGCGCCTTCGTATGCCACCGTGAGCGGCGTGTCGCTGGTGGACCATTCACCGTCCATGCGGAGTCGGCCCTTGAGGTCGGCGGCCCCGTCGAACGTGATCGCAAACGTGCCGGTCATCGGGTCGATGATCGCCAACGCGGCAGCGCCGTCGAGGTCGATCGTCCATGACCCGCTGATCGTCAGCGTCAGGTTCAGCGTCGGCGTGTTCGTGGAGAGGTCGCCGGTCCAGGTGCCGGTCATCGACGTAATCTGCGACAGGCTGGCAGAAGCGGTCAGGTCGCCGGTCCAAGTGCTGGTCAGCGTGCTTGCCGACAACATGGTGCCGCTGGCGTCAAGGTCGAGCGTTGCCGCGCTCGTCATGCCCCCTGCGATGATCGGGTGCAGGATCGCCCCGTGCGGGGCCATGCCCTCGGGGAAGCTAGACGATTCCGCCAAGGTAGTGAACACCGCCGTCTGGCGCTGCGCCCACGGCAGGAGGTGCTGCTTGAACCAAAAGTTGCCGACGATGTTGGTCGGGGACCAACCCATGATGTCGCGGCGACTATTGGGCCAGAGCGCCATGGATCAGCCCCAGACGCACTCAGTGTGACCCATGAAAGTCGTACTGGCCGCAACGGCAGCGCCAGCGACGAACACCCACGACAGACACGCACCGTCAGGGATGACCGGAAGCGACGGGATTTGCGAGAGGCAGTCCTTGTTGTGGTAGACGCTCACGATGCCCAGCGGCAGTTCCATCAGCGGCTTGCACAGGACCAGAGCGCCCGTGCCGCTGTTCGCCGCCGAAAAGGTGACGCTCGCCACGTTCCTGACGCCAGAGTCGCCCGCCGCTAGTGGCAGGAACGGGCCGTAGTTGTTCGCAGCGATACCGGCGTGGCTGATGTGCGACACGATGGCCGAGGCGGTCATCGCCACCGTCGCGCCCAGCGCGTTGCCGGGGGTGCCCGACTGGTCGGTGTAGCTCAGGGCGATGTTCTGCGCGGTCGCGCCAGCCGCCGCCGTCTGCGACCAGAACAGGCGCAAGCCTGCGCCGTTGGTCGAGCGCAGGACCGGCGTGCCGGTGAGGGTCTGCGCCGTCGCGCTGTTGTTGGTGATGCCGGGCCAGTAGCCCTCAACGTCGACCAGCAGCAGCGTGCCGGGGATACCTGCTGCGGCGGTGGTGATCGCGCCCAGGTTCAGCAGGTGCTTGATGTCGGTGCTGACGTTGCCACCGTGCTGGATGCCCCAGCCGGTCGTGTCATCACACTCCTGGAAGGCGAGCGCCGTGCCGGTCCAGGTGTTGGCGACCGGGAAGCCAGCCAGGCCGGAGAAGTCGTATGAACGGCCACCCGTAGCCGCCGTGCCGCCGAATATCTTGTTCCAATCGGTGCGGACTTTCTTTCCCGCGCTGATGGCGTTGATGATGCCGTTGATTGACTGGATAGCCATGTGTTATCCCCAGATGAAACGGGCTGACCCGTAGATGGATGTGATGATGCGTCCGCCGTTGCCGAGCGTGAAAAACCCGAGCGTGGCGCCGTCTGGAATGACGGGAAGGTTGAAGCTGCTGTCGGTGCAGAAGCACGATTCGGTCATTACCGGGTAGAATTGGAGGTCTGCTCCGGCACGGTTGCTGATGAATGCAATCGGCTTGACGAGGTAGATTGACCACAGTCCGCCTGGGGTCGTGACGAACGTCAGCGAGTCGATGGAGCGCACGCCACGCGGAGCGTTGAGGTCCATGTATAGGTCGGCGGTCCCGCCGGCGGACGCTGTGTTGGAGCGCGAACATGCGCGGCTCAGTCCGTTGTTCTGCACCCCGAAGTTCGTTGTGCGCTGCACGCCATCGGCATCGGTATATGTGATGCCGCAACCTGTCACAGCCTGGATAGATGGTGCCACATGGTTGACGAGGACTGCACGCAGACCAGTTCCGTCCGTGTAGCGTGGCAACGGAGCGGTGTTGACCATAAGCTGCTGGTCGGTGCTGTCCCCGTCAATCAACGGGTACACGGCAACGAGGTCGTACATCGCTGCATCGACGTAGGTCTGGCCGCTGCCGCCGGCGGTAGACCAGAATGTGAGGCCAGCCAGCCGCCGCTCCTGCCCTGCGCCGACGGGAGGAAACCAGATGGCGTCATTGCCGGCCGCCGAGAACGGAGTGCGAGTCAGCGCTGTACCGACGCGGGCGTCGTAGGCTGGCTGCCCGCTGGCGAAGGACCAGTCGTACCATGCGTTGTCCATGCCGCTCGCCTGCGTGTTCTTGAAGAACCGCTGCGAGTGCCACCGCCCGGCGGCGAACGCATCCGCTATGTCGCCAACCGTGCGGATCGCCATGGCTTAGTTGAAGGTGCCAGTCAGAGCGCCAGCGTTGAACAGCGGGGTGATGCCGCTGCTGATGGTACGGGACGCGCCGAGCGCACCGGACACAAGGATCTGCGAGGCCGCGCCGCTGGTCGTGGTGATGCTGAAGTGCGTCACCACGTTGCTGCCCGCCGTGCATTCACCGAACTGCACCTGACCGGCGTTGCTCACGCTCGCGCCTGCGACCG